TGTAATCACAACAGCGCTCATAATGAACGCTTTATCTGGCGTTTCTGATCTTTCTACGTCTCCAGATAAGCTTTGTGTGGGCAATTCTCGCTCACAATCACAATGCATGCAATATCCGTCAAAGGAATTATTCATACAATAACAACACTCAGGGTCATAAGTTTCCCTTCGAGTCACGCATTCCGCATGTGGACATCTTCCTCCATACATACACGAGCACTGAAAACAGCCCATGCATTGGGGAGGCAAAATCCGGTTGCCTGTAAAGAGATTATAATAGAAATCATCTGGTTTAATCTGACACTTTGCTATTATCCAGCGTTCATCCTCCTTCAGGATGTCATCATACTCCTCAAGGAGCCAATCGATAACATCTCTACAGAACTTTCTGAAGGGGAGGTCAGTCCAGCCGATCTGTAATAAGCACGTCACTCGAGTTAAAGTTGTCTCAGGAGTAAGATGTGCTCTTGGAGCATACAGCAATGACTTCATAAGTTTATTTCGATCATATAATGGCACGGCTTTACCATTAAGGAACACAGTATGTGCGGATAAGAAATCCAAATCTTCAGGAAGTCGAGCATCCAAACTATCGGTTGTAGTTGTTATGCCAAGGGTCTTCCATACTTCAATGACTGAACGGCCATTATAAAAAGTATGGGCGAAATCCGAAACAGTCCAGGTATTGTCATCACCTAATAGAGCTTTTGCTGTATGCAGCTCAAAATCAGTGAAAGTTCGACATTCCTCTGGAGCAGTCTTTATCCACGCATATGCAAGTATCCAGTACAATATAAGAGTATTGTCCGTAACTGTGTTCACTGAACCAGAAGGATTACCAAGTTTCTTGAGCAGCAAGATTCCTTCAGGTGTCAATAAGAGCGTATTAACTAGGTTTCGATAATAGGTTTTAATTCGGTTCAAGTTAGCTTGGGTTTTATCCTTTTCAGCCAAACATTGCCACCTAAATCGTGCACAACCCCACATCAAAAACGATCTTAAGGACGAGTCATATTGAGATTCATCTAAAGCATATCCATTTTGGAAAACATTAAGCTTCTGATACAACTTATCCCAATTCCCTTTAAGAGGTGACATTCCAACAGCAGAGGACGTTCGCAAATGGCTATCATACATTTTATTATTCATATCCCAAAATAATCGGGTGCCATGAACTGTCGCATCTGTAGCTCCTGCAGCAAAAGTACGCTGGGAGTTTTCCGCTATTTTCTCGTCGGGTCTTAATTCCTCTTTTAGCGATGATGAAAAGATGGTGGTCCAATAAGGATCTTCTGCCAATGCAATCCAATCACCTTCAAGCCAAGACATAATTTCGGGATCATTATCAAAAAGATCTCCTTTCTTTGCAAATTCTTGGTTGAATGGGCAGCCGCTACTCGTTTTGCGGTCTGCCTGCTTTACTGCGGCGTCAAGTGATATAACTTCGCTATTTCTCATATACGGATAAAAATGGTCAGACATATAGTGCCAGGCTTCATTAAGCGCTGCAACATCTTCTTTCTTCATAACCACAGTTGATTTTCCATATTTAGCTAAGGACTTATAAGCTGCTTCTTGGTTGGGAACTGGTAATTCCCACCCTGGATTGATCTCCAGGCCGTGTTCATCAAGAAACATCTTCACTTGCGGGTCAATCATTCTCTTATTCTTATATCTAGGAAAACGATTAACACTTCCTACCATCTCAAAATAATCATCTGAAATCCATTTATCATGGTCC